CTACCTTCAACAACGTTAATATTCAGACCTTCTACCGAAACTGAAACTGTTGGAAGGTTACCTACTGAAGCTTCTACCGAGTAGTTCGTGATAAAGCCGTTACCGATAGTAATCGTGCTGGCCGACACACCAGTGAACGTATTGGCAGTTGGCGTAACGCCGTTCGCGTCGTTACCTTCTGGAGCCGTAAAGATGTGGAAGTTACGACCAGAGAGCGTCGAAGTGTCGCCAGTTTGCGAAGCGTCGATAAGACCAGAAATGAACGAGCGGGTCGTTCCGAGGCCAGTACCTACGCTAAAGCCGAGCGCGGTTTCGTTATTACCAGTATGGAGGTAATAAGTGAAATCCATCGTGACGGTGGGAGGTTCAAGGATGATAGCGTCAATACGAGCAAGGTTGCCGAATTGATTGATATCTTGACGAGCGACAGAGAAGCCATAGTTGGCCGACTGAACGCGGTGTAGCTGCTTGATGTTGCCGCTTGGGTGTGTCGCTGTTGGAATCAGCGTACCGTCGCTCACAAAAAGAGCCTCGGATTGGTAGATTACTCTATTTCTTGCCATAAGTTAGAAGAAGGTTTTAAATACTTTACATTTTTTTATACCCAAATGGAACAGTTAAGCCCTTGGATATCTATATTTAATAATCTCGAAATCCATGAAGCCGATATACGAACGAGCCGCCCCGCGAGAATCTTTGAACTTGGAAACGGTTACGTCATCAACAAATAGCTCAACGCTAGGGTCTGGATTCGTATAGTAGTCGTCGAAAGAGAAGGGCGGCGATTTTAAATCGCCATATTCATTGATAGGGTAATTCGCAAAGTCTTTTTGTTTGAAAACGCGATTCTTAGAGTCGGCAAATATAGACAAAACCCCATCCAACGAGTATGGATCATCGGCAAAGACTATCGAACGCATCATCGAGCGAGTTTCGTCTTCACCACCGAATGAGAACGGCGAGTTTTCGAACGAATCTGGCATTATATAGATCGCTGGAAGCGTCTGATCGTATGGGGGGAGATAGTTGACCCCAGTCCAAGGAAACTTCTTGTCTGCGGCAGCATTGTTCTCGATAATCAAATCTTCCTCGTTCTCGTTCGAAAGGTAAATATTGAAGTCTTTAACTGCGAACCTGCCAGTCACAGAAGCTCCCGTCAGAACGCCCGTTCCAGTAGCTAAAACGCGACCGTTCAAATAGTCGATTTTAAGACTGCTTGAGCGTGGTACGAACGTCGAATTGATAAAAACGCCGCTAGGAACGGTCGCTCCAGTGATGCTAGAGTCGTAGACCCATTGGCGATAAGACGTGCCGAAAGCTTTAAAATTCGACGGAAGACGAGCGTCTTGATAGTAATAAAAACGACCAGTTTTATTGGTATACGCTTCGCCCTTATCTAAAAGATAATGGTCTAGCCAAAGTGCGAAAGACGTTGTTACATTATGCTGGTATTGCGGTTTCATCTAGAGTGGAGAATTCTTTTTCGTATTTTGCAAGGATTGCGCTAATGTATTTTACATTTTTAAATCGACTTTTTCCGCGAATTTTACCTTCCGATTGAATAGCGGTGCCAGAACGAGAGTTCGCCGTCTTTAATCTTTGGTCGTAAAGATACTGTCCTACGCCCGAAATTCCCGTCTCGATTCCCTTGGCCCAGCTTCTGCCAGCGGCCCACGGCATCGGAGAAGCTTCCCAAATGTCTTCGCGAGCAGGCATAAAAATATTCCACTGCGCTCCATTGTCGATAAGCCCACCAAACTGAATCGTTGTTTTTTCAAAAAGTTGTAAAACAGCAGAAATTGGATCGTCGCCGTCGTAAAAACCAATGTACGAAAAAAGATTGCCGTAGCCTCCGAGAGTTCCGCTAATGTTCGTAGCAGAAGCGCCGCCTGCAATTTCCTTTGTAACAGGATGATTCAAAAACTCGGAAATCATTCTGCGCTTGATTGTATTAAATCGCGCAGTAATTTGTTTTTCGTAAGACTGCTGAATGTAGCGACCAGACTGTTTTCTAATCGCTCTTTCAACTTCGCGTGGTAGAGAAGCCATGTTACTCGTTGATTGGAGTCAAAAGAAACGAATAATATCTTGGACCGAACATACCATTCGGCTTGTAGTCTGAACTGATTTGATAGCGTCGGCCATCAAACTCGACTTTGCGAGCTTCTTTTAAGAAAGGCCACGCAGCTGCGTCAACTTTAATCTTAACTGTTCCTGCGGGATACAACATTCGTGTTTGATTAGTTGATCCGGGATACATGGGCTTCTCGTTAGACAGATATCTAATTTTTGCTTTAAACGTATACGACTTTGTAGTGTACGTTGGTTCGTTAACGGCACGGGAATCGTCGGCTCCATAGAATGCATTGTAACTAGGGGATGTGGTTAAAATTGTCATCTCAGGGTTCATAATGACCGTGATGCTCCGCTGGAACGTCTCAAAAACGTCGTCGAAAATACTATTGATATAGGCTTTTTGAGAGTCCGAAATATACGATGTCGCCATATTTCACTTTACACTTTTTATGTTTAATTTATTATATAGTAAGGCAAAAGGTTATGACGGGCAAAGAATATCTCCATGATAGGGTTAGGGTTAACACTTCTGACTTGTTCAAAAGGATGTTAATGATTTTGGAAGATATTAAGCATGAACATGATAGGCAATTCGCCCTATTGCTTGAATCTGCGCCCGATAACTTCAAACCTGTAGTTAAGCAGGCTAATTACCTAGACGACAGTAAAGTCGCGCACCTGCGTAAGCGCGTGCTAGATATTGGTAATGAATCACTTAGAAAACTAGCCTCTGAGCTAGAACAAGTTCGCGTCGAATTTCACCATACATTTAAACAATAAAAATGAAAGAACTATACAGCTTCACGGTTAACCTAGAAGAAGAAGTCGAAAAGACCGAAACCCGAGAAGAGGACGGCAAGACCGTAACTACGACTCAAAAGGTCAAGGAAGAGGTTCCTTATCGAATTATTCTTAAGCAGCCGTCTCGTAAAAACATCGAAGATGCCGATTTGCAATTCAGCATCGAGATGTCCAACTGTATCAAAAAGGGTATTTTAACAAAGGGCATGTTAGTTAAGAAGTATTCGGACACGGGCGGTTTGATGTCCGAAGATGATGCCGTCGAAATGACGAAGCTGTTTGCTTATATCGAAAAGCGACAGCAGGAGTATTTGAAAGCTGTTGCGAGAGTAGAAGGTCGCAATCAGCAAGAAGAAGATGCGATCATCGCTGATATTATTAAATCGAGACAGCGAGTAATCGAGCTTGAGTCTTTGTACCTCAACTTATTCTCTAATACAGCAGATACAATCGCCCAGAATAATGTTATTCGTTGGTTCTGTTTGTACATGACGCACAAGCAAAAGATTCCTGACGGCTCGATTGATCCTATGTTCCCCGGTTCCTCTTTAGAGCAGAAGATCGAATCGCTGCACGAAATGGATGAAAAGGAAGACCCTCTTTACTCAAAGGTCTATCGTAAAGTCGCAACGTTCATGTCTTTCTGGTATTTTAGCAAGAACGCATCAAAGGAAGATTTCGAAAAGCTAGACAAGGACATTGAGCAAGACAAGCCAGACAGCAAGTAAACTTTTTCTCTTATTCTTTGAGATATCCAAGGGATACGCTAAAAGAAGTTTCGAGGGAAAAGATATTTACATCAAACATCTTGGAATTAACGAAAAGTCGTTTTTCGACTATCGTTACCAAGAGTTCTTTAAGCACGCAACCGAGTCTGGAATAGCTACCGAAGAAGAAGCTCTAAAAAAGGCAATAGAAGAAGGTTTTTGGAGCGACGAAGACGAGAGGCAAATCGATAATAGCAAAAACTATATCGACAGACTCGTTGCGACTAGAAAGAGCTTGTTCAAAACGCTAGAGATCAACGCGATAAACGAACAGATCACCGAAGAGAGAAATAAATTAAGGCGCAAGATTAATGAGCGGCGCGAGATTCTCGGTAAAACTGCCGAAGAGTACGCAAGCAATAGATCGAACGATTACGTTATCTATGAAAGCTTTTATCGAGACGAGGCTTTGACAAAAAGATTTTTCTCTCAGAACGAATTTGAAGATATTTCTTACGAGGAGTTGATCGGCTACATCTTGTTTTATAACGAGTACATGACCGAGATGGACGAATCTAATTTGCAGAAAATCGTACTCGCTGACTTTTTTAATATTTACTTTCTCGTTTTAGAAACGCCAACAGAATTTTTTGGCAAGCCAATGATCGAACTGACAGACTTTCAGGCGCGATTGATCATTTACGGCAAGATTTTTAAAAATATCTTCGAGAATACTCCGAATATTCCCGACAATATTCGTCAAGATCCAGAGGCTTTATTACAGTACGTTGATAAAACAAAGGCAAAAGAACGCTTCGATTCGAAGAAAAAGAACAACGAAAAGGCGAGTGCCGAGATGGTTTTCGGGGCAACTAAGGAAGAATTGCCAGCGGGGGCAGAAAAAGGCAAGTCTCTCAACCAAATCATGCGCGAAAAGAAAGTTATGAATATGGAAGAGCTAATGAAATTACATGGTGAGGCTTAATCTTTTGGGTGTAAATATCCCTAAAGGTTAAAGGATGGCCAAAGGAATTCAAGTCCCAGTCACGCAGAGTGGTTTACAGCAGTCTATCAATGCTGCTGTTAAGAACGTAGGAGCTATCAATGTTCCCGTTAATATCAACCCAACGGCTTTTAAGAATCTTTCGCAGCCACTCGGAAGAATTACTGGACTAGCAACCGAATTTGAAAAGTCTATTGCTGCATCAAATGCCCGTGTTTTGGCGTTCGGTGCGTCGGTAGGTATTATCAATGGCGTTCAAAACGCTCTTTCGAGTTTAGTTAGGACTGGCATCGAGGTTCAAAAAGCCCTTGCCGATATTGCCGCAATCAGCGGAGCTACTGGCAGAGAGTTGCAAAATTTAAGCGACGGTATTTTCGACGTAGCTAGAAATACCGCTCAGTCGTTTCAAACTGCGACTCAAGCGGCTCTAGAGTTCTCTCGTCAAGGCTTGACTGTCGAGGAAACTATTAAGCGCACGAACGACGCTTTGACGCTCAGTCGTTTTACTGGTTTAAGCGCCGCCGACTCTGTAGATACTTTAACTGCCGCTTTCAATTCGTTCCAAGAAACTGGAATTACGACGGCTGAAATCTTAAATAAGCTCGTTGCTGTTGACTCTGCCTACGCCGTTTCTGCTGCTGACCTTGCTAAAGCTATCTCGCGTGTAGGCTCCGTAGGTATCGAGGCTGGAGTTTCGTTAGATGAACTCAACGCGGCAGTTACGGCAGTTCAAGAAAGAACTGCGCGTGGTGGTGCCGTTATCGGTAACGCCTTTAAAACTATTTTCACGAACTTGCGATCAGAGCAGGCGATTAAGGCTCTTCGCGATATCGGCGTAGAGTCATTAAATGTCCAAGGCGAACTAAAGCCTGCTCTTGAAGTTTTAAAAGAACTTTCGGTAACATTACAAGGACTTGGCGAGGGTCAGCGTATTCAAGTCCTAGAAACTGTTGCAAGCAAATACAACATTAACATTCTTTCGGCTTTAACAGCGGATTTGGCAGATCAACAAAGCCGATTTACGGGAGCTTTGGAAAAATCCGCTCAAGCTTCGACCGAGGCTTATGATCGACAAATCGAATTAAATAAAACCCTTGCAGCGGTAATCAACAATACTCAGGTTTCTGTTACTCAGCTATTTGATAAGCTTGCTCAATTAGGCGTTACGCAAAGCTTAACTAGTATTTTAAATTTTGTTAACGACCTTCTGGCTGGATTTAACAAGCTGTTGGATTCAGAAAGCATCGGCGGTAATATCGCAAAAGGTCTTATCAAGGGCATTAGCGATGTATTTTTTACAGTTGGTCTCCCAATTATCGGAGCCATCTTTATCAAGCTGACAAGAGATATCGCGCAGTTTGGTGTTGAATCGCTAAAAACTATTCTTGGAATCAACAAACAAGTGAGAGAGCGGCAAGCTCTTGAGCAAGCAGTCGTAAACACGCTGATTAAAGATCAGCAAGTGATGGCGACGATTCTTAGCTTAAGCGGAAATAGAGCGAAGCAAGAACAGTATTTACTAAGCATTTACAACCAACAGATTGCCGCACTACAAAAAGTGCAAAATATCGCTCAGTCAGTAGCTCCAGCATTAATGGGCGCTGGCCTTAGCGCGACTTCGGGTTCAGTTAGACGCCGCGCTGCTGGCGGTTATTTGCCAAGTCAAGAGGCGGCGGATATTCGACGCGGAGTTGGCGGCGCGAGTCCATCATCTAAAGTAGTCTCGATTCCAAATTTTGCATTTGGCGGCGGAAAGCGTGGGACGATGGTCGCAAACACAAGCGAGTACATTGTGCCGAATTTTGCAAATGGTGGATCGGCCATCTTTAATCAAAACATGGCCAAGGCGTATGGCTTGCCATCTGGAGCGAAAAAGATAACGGCTTCGGGTGGGTATATTCCTAATTTTGCGAGATATGTTTACGATTCTGATAGAATCGTTGCTGATAAAAATGCGCTGTTGAAAGCTATTTTAGCATCTAGAGCAAAAAAGAATTTAATCGTTGGTCCCGCTGGTTCTGGAAAAACAACTTACGGTTCGGGTTTAGGCTCTTTTATAACAAACGTAGCTCAACTCGGAGATGCAAGCGAAATAGATATTATCTCTGGGGCCGCTAGAACAAAAGAGGGAGGAGTTTCAAAGAATTTTCAACAAATAGTTGAAGCTGTTAATGCGTCTGGCGGTAAAGTGTCCTATATCTACGCTAAGAATATGGACATCTATTCTCGACGAGTGGGTCGAGTAGGATTGGGTCCACAAGAAGGAGACTTAAGAAGCAAGAAGCAAATAGCTGGTTCAGTTTATGCGCCGATGAATCAGTTTGACTTTTTGTCAAAAGTGAAGCGAAATGCAGCTAATTTTCAAATGGTTCGCGGAGCTAGAGGCTATATACCAAATTTTGCAGAAGCGAATGCGGCATATATTTACGCTGGTACTGGAACGCCACCAGAAGGTAGAAAAAATATAATCACTAGTCTTGGTGCTGGTTTTAGAGGCAGAAATAGTCCAGAAAATCTTCTAAAAGCTGGCTATAGACAAATGACTTCTGTCGAGCTTGATCAATACAATAGATCAAGACAAGCTAGAAAAACAGCATCGTCTATTGGAAGAGCAGCGATGTTGGTCCCAAGTTCGTTTCCGAAATTCAGTTCAGCTGAACCAAAACCACCATTTAGCGAAGCATATTCTGCTGTAGAATTCCCTATTTATGGACTTAATGAAGCCGCTTTAAGGCAGCAGACAAAGAACAACGGCAAAATCCCTGAGTTTTCAAAAGTATTAAAGGGTCAAGTAGATAATCTTGGAGTGGCGTTTGCAAGCCAGCTTTCTGGAGAACAGGTATCTAACGCTATTTACGATCAAGCTTTCAATAAAAGCTTCGGAGCAAAAGCTGCTTTAGAGGGTTTAGCTGGTGGCTTGTTCGAAGCGTCAGTGAGAGCATTGACGTATCCAGAATCGGTAAGAGAAGTGCAAGACAATACCTTAGACTTTCCCAACCTCTCTTCGACCGCTGGCCAAACATTAAAAAGAGTTTTTAATATTAGCGGTGGCGAATCTGCCGCAGATCTTAAAGGATCGGAATCGGAGTCAATTAAAAGAAGGTTCGCGACACAGGTACTTTCAAATAAACTAACTAGAGATACGAGCTTAACAGCTAAAAGAGCTTCTTATGGTTTTATTCCTAACTTCGCTGCTGGCGCTTTAGGCGACGCAATCGGTCGCGAAATGGCAGCTGGCGTAAGCCCAAGCAAAATTCGCGTTACACAAGACGGTCGTTTGAAGAATTCGCAAAATCCAAATGGACTTGCAGTAATTAATACAAGAGACGAGCCAAACGGAAAGATTCCTAACTATGCTGCTGGTAGACAACAGTATCCAAAAGGCACTATAATTGATGGCGAAAATGTTGGTGGCAAGTTCATGAGTGACAAAGCCATACAACAATCTGCGAATCAGCAGGCACAGCCGCAGGCAAAACAACCAGATCTTTTAAAATCTGTTTTATTATTTAGCGCATTAAACACTTCGCTTTCGGTTTTGCAATCTACCGTTGGCAACACGACAACTGGTTTGGGTAAATTTGCTAATTCTCTTTCGAGTGTTGGCTCTCAGATAGCTAGCGGTCTACTAATAGGAGGCGCTCTAAAAGATGTTGGACAAGGCTTTGCTGGCAGAAAAGGAGCGCTTGGAGTTTTGGGCAGAGCGTCTGGATACGCTGGTATTGCGGGTGCTGTCGTCGGTGGCGGAATTGGAATTTTTCAAGAACTAGAAGCGTCGAGAGAGGCTAAAAGACAAGCTATAACTTCGAAGGCAATTGAAGAGTCTAACCGAGAATTAAATAATATTAGTGCTTCTAGTCTAAATTTAGATGAACAGAAAGTAAGAGCGCTCGAAAAACAAAAAAAAGAAATAGATGAGGTAGAGAGAATAGGAAAAGCCATTGCACAAAATCAACAAGATCTTTCGAAAGCGCAGTCTGGTCCTTTTGCATTTTACGGTGACCTTGCTGCGGCTCCTGTATATACACAAAGCGAAGAAGAGGTTCGTTTACAAAACGAAAGATTAGATCTTGAAAAGCAATTAAATGCTGCGGTGGCAAAAGAGGAAACCACTCAGGCCGCAATAGATGAAATTACTCGAAGTATCGCTAATAATAGAGACAGAATTGCCAAAGAACAGAAAAAGATGGCCGAAGAAACTGAAAGAATGGTTGCATTAGAGCGTGCGTTTCAAGAAATTTCTTTAAGTGTTTTAAAAGGAGATAACGAACGCCTAAAGACAAGAGCCTTGCTAAATGCGGAACAAATTAAAAATGCGGCTAATTTAAATGATTTTCAAAAACAAGAATTAGATCTTCAAAATAAAATTGAAAATATTAGAGAAGAGTCTACGCAAAAACAAAGAGACGCTTTGGATAGCTCTATTGAGCGCATAGCTGAAGAAAATGGCCTAGCCTCCATTACTCTAGAGCAGGCAGATGCATTAAGAAAAGTTTTAAAAACCGGAGGACAGATTGCCGACAATGCAGAAATTATTAAGAATCTAGGTATACAAAATGCAAGCACTATAAATAGAGAAGCGAGGAAGTTGGCTATTGCCACAGCATTAGAAAAAGAAAGAACGAGAGGCTTGGTTGAAAGAACGAAAATTACTGAAACGGCTTTAATTGAAGCCGACAGCACTCTTAAACTTTTTGAAGCGCAAAACGAAAGGTTAAGCCAGCAAGCGCAGACGCTAAGAGAAATACAAAAAATACAAAAAGAACGGGCTAATTTTACACAAGAAAGTGGTCTTCAGTTGCAGATCGAACAACTGCGTTCTGGCATAGCGCAACGAGGAACTGTATCTCCAACGCAATCTAGAAGGATTTTAGAACTGACTAAGGAGCTTGATTTTCTAAAACAAAGAAATCAGATAGAAGCGAAATATGCAATAGATCAGCAAAGCTCTTTAGATCAGGCCAAATCAAAATTCGTAGACATAGTAAGAGATAGTTCGTTTTTTTCGAAGACAGAACAAGACAGATTGGTTCTTTTTGCAAGCCAAGCTAAAAGTATAGATGAGCTTTCGGGAAAGTATAAATCAGCCTTTGGGTCACAGGAGTTTGAGGGTCTTACCCTAGATACAATTAAGCTTTATGGAGAATTGTCGATTAAACTATCGGACTCAACTAAGGCTATAAAAGAGAATTTAAATTTATCGGAACAAGAAAAGCAAATAGCTTTACAGCTTTTAAATATAGAAGAAAAGCGTAGAGATCGTCAATTAGAAATCGCAAAAATAAGAGAACGCTCTCGCGTTGGAGCAGGCGTAGCAACTGCACTAGATGAGCTTCAAGTTGAAAGCGAAGACTTTACTGAAAATTTAGCAAAAAGTACTACATTTGCGTTTAGAGACGGCTTATCTGAAGCGCTAAACGCAGCAATATCTCAAACGGATAATCTTGGCGATGCTTTACAAAACGTTGCAAGAAACTTCCTACAAACACTACAAGGTCAATTTTTACAAGGAGCCGCGACAAATATAACAAAAGGGTTGGGATCATTGTTTTCTGGATCTAACGGCGGCATAGTTAAAAAGTACGCTGGCGGCGGTCCAGTCATTGGGGGAAGCGGATATAAAGATGATGTTCCGGCAATGTTAACTGGCGGCGAGTTCGTAATGAGAAAGTCTGCCGTACAAAAGTACGGAATGGAAAATCTCGCAAAGATGAACGATGGCGGCATCTTCCTGCCTGGTGTTCGTGGGGGTCGCGATATTGTAGGCTATGGTGATCTTACCCGTTTCGCAAAGCAAACAACTACAAGTGGTGCAACAGATATTATGCGCGGTGGGGCGTCTTCTGCATTCATCGATCTAGAAGATCAGAGCGCAAGACTTTCTAGATTCGGATTGCTAAACGACGACACGATCAATCAAGAAATTCGTTCCGCACAAGAACAGGCTCTTGGAATTATTCGTGAGCGTGAACAGTATAGAACACAACAAAGAAAAGCTTTCCAACAACAGCTCTTTAGTACTGTGGCTGCTGCCGCATTAAATTTTGGAGTTAATAGCTTGATGGGTGGAGCTAAAACATCGCAGCCTCCATCGACAATCAAATCTGGCGGTGTTGGTTTGGCGTCGGCTAAAAATTTTAAAAATACACTAGGCACTTCTGCTAGTGGCCCGATGGCTTTTGGCAAGTTTACCTCGTCGATTGTTAAAGGCGTGCCGTATAAAGCTTATGGTGGATTGATGCCGCGTTATGCCGCAGGCGGTCCAACTGATGACATTCCTGCTCTTCTTATGGGTGGCGAATATGTCATGAGTCGCCAGTCCACAAGAAAGTATGGCAAACAATTCTTTGACGCCATCAATCAAGGTCGCGCTCCAAGATTCGCAAATGGCGGTATGGTTTCGACCGAAACCGACACGTCTCTTGGTGACAAGTTTGATAACTTGTCATCGAAGCTCGAAACGACCGCTGGTTCGAACATCAGCATCAATATCAACGTTACAAACGGCGGCGCAACCGAAACCCAAACCCAAGGCGAGACGACTCGCGGCGGCATCGATTACAAGAAGATGGGCGACCAGATCCGTCAGGTTGTTATCCAAACGATCAACGAAGAGAAGCGTCTTGGCGGCTCACTGAGAAGTAGATAATGAAATCATCGATCTCAAATTATGAAAATAGTCTATATCTCAGCGGCCTCAAGATTTTTGGGGTCTCGGATGTAAACTTTGGCTATTCGCTACCAGTTGAGCACTTAAACGTGATTGGCTACGGTAGGTTTGCCACATTTACAAACGGAGTGCCGCAGTCTAGTTTGAGCGTACAAAAGTACTTGTCGCCAAATGACTTTTTGCTAAAAATGACTGGTCAAGCGCCAATAAGTGGCGGTTTATTCTATAATAGTAAGAATTTTTCTTTTCGTTCAGCTTATTTAACCTCTTACTCGGTTTCTTGTGCGGTTGGTAACTTTCCGAGCGTTAGTGCAGACTTTGCTTTGTTTGGTGACGTTGGCACTGGATTGGCCCAGACTGGCGCGGCTGAAACTGGTAAGCTGTCGGTCGTTAGACCAGCCGATATCCTAATACAGTGTGACGGGTCGGGTACGAATAGAATCGAGGCTTTTACCTACTCTCTTGAGTGCAACAGACAGGCTTTCTATCACCCGACTGGCTCTGGCGCGATAGACGTTGTGTCGAATAGACCATTTAAAGTAAACGCCCAGTTTACAATCGCGGTCGATGATTACGAATCGAAAAGACTTTTTGATTATGTTATAGACTCAAACAAGCGAAATGTTAATATAACTATAGGGTCTTTGGCCTCGTTCACAATGGCAAACATGGAGCTAATAGGAGAAACTATGAATAGTTCAGCTACAGACGATCTGACGCTGACTCTAAACTATCAAGGATTCATCTAATGTCGTTCCTTTACGATAGAGATCAAAATGTAACTGGTTCAATACCAGCGGCTTTCGCATTCAAGCCGTCATACGGAACGACCGTATCGTTTAATGCAGATTTGTCGCAATACGAGACGACCGATAATTACGTCTACACGATGCCGAAGGGCGCAAATCACTTGCAGCTAGAGTTTCAGATGAATTTCGACAATCGTAAAGAAGAGCAGGCTCGGCAAATAGTTGGCTACTTTGAAAGTTTGAATGGAACTGGGTATTTTCAGTATACAGATCCAGCATCTTTTTACAAACCGATTAATCTATTTGCAAATAACTTCGGTGCTTCGTTTGACAAGAACGACTTGTATACAGTCAATGCTGTTTTAAACTCCGATCAGATTTCTACGCTTTTGAACTGGAACAATCCGCTGATGTTGCAAACGGCCAACGTAAAAGGCGACTGGGCAACTTCAACGAGCTATGTTGAATACGATATAGTCAAATATACGGGCAACGCGACTTTTCCTAGCAACATGAGCAATCTTTACGATTCGTTCTACTATTGCACGGGCGATCATACTTCAGACGCGAGTTTTAGTTTGTCAAATATGGCAAATAACAAATGGACGAGAGACTTCTTCTTCCAGCCGACATATTCTGCGAGAGTCGAAAAAGAAACGGCAGTTGTCAAAACTGAACTTCCTTACTCGTACACGAAACGCACCGATTTTGGTTTGCACTCAAATACTTTAAAATCTTTTAATCTGGAGTTTAGAGGCGTTTCCGACAAGGAGGCTCGCTGCATCTTGCACTTCTTGATTTCGAAGCAGGGCTTTAGAAGATTTCAATACAAGATTCCGAAGATTTATAATCAGAATAAATTCTTCTTCTCGTCGCGTTGGTCGCACACGATGGTTTACAAAAACGTTAACGATATCTCGGTAACGATAGAGGAAGATCCTCTCGGCGTTAGAAAGTCATACTAATGAGAAACTCTATTTCATACGAGATGCAAATGATGTTCGTTGGCTCTAACGGAGCTTTCGAAGCAGCGTCTAATACTGGACAAAAAATTTCGCGCCTAGACTTCATCCAGTCGTATGACTTTTCGTTTAGCGTTGATCGTCAGGCGTTAAAACAAGTCGGCTCAAATCAATTCGCTTCAAGACAAACGCAGCTAGCGCCAGACGTTGAGTTGAACCTATCGTATCTTTTGAACGATGGATGGAATGAAAAATATATCGGCCTAGACTTTACTACAGGCGCGTATTCAAACCCGTTGCAGACCGTTTTCTCAAGTACTGGCGATAAGAATTTCTATGTCTTGATTTCACAAGACCAGTATCAAGATGCGAACGCCGATACGTCTGCACAAGACTACAATGTACTTGGAATCGGTAATGCATTTATCACTAGCTACGAGATCGCTTTGTCGGTAGGTGGAATGGCTAGCGTAAACTGCACATTCGCAGCCGCGAACGCGAGTATAACAAATTATACGAACAGCAGATACGTTCCTGCGGTCAACGTTGGTAACACTGGCGAAACGGCAGAGATGGATAATGTACAGTACGGAATCGACTTCTTGGATAATTCGCGCTCGTCGAGATACATCACTGGGTTTAAGAACGTATTCGATAGCGGCTGCTCGTTCAACGGAGCTTCGATAAGCACAACTTCAACTACCGTTTCGGGTATGAAGTTCGGTTTTGATTTTGATAACTTCCAGTCGTTTCAGCTATCGTTGCCATTTGAGCGAAAGGCTCTTTACGGATTCGGCAGCAACTATCCGACAACGCGCAAGATTCAGATCCCAGTAGTCGCAACAATGTCGGTCGATTCGCTAGTCGATACGTTTCAGGCAGAGAATTTAGCCGAATCGTTCAAGGCCGAAGACGTAGCAACGAGCGGTTACGACTTCAATATCATGTTCAAAAACCCCAATAATATTGAAAAATTGGGAATAAAAATTCAAAATGCGAGGCTAGATTCGTACTCGATTGGCGCTCAAATCGGAGATAGGTCAATAGTTCAAACAAGCTGGTCATTTGAAGTCTCGCCAACGACTGGAATCCTAATGTCTGGATCGTTCGGAATTCCGACACTTAGTTCCGTTTATATCAACGAATCGATCAATCCTTAATGTAAAGTATTAAGAATGAGCAAAAGAATAACAGACGTTCCAGAGGCAACGCGCATAGATTCTCAAGATCAGATCTTGTTTCTTCAAGCTTCCACAAAGAAGACGAAGCGGATCTCTAGAGATAACTTCGCGAACAGCCCTGGTTTTTCTGAACTCGTTGTTGGTGGGGGAGGCGACATTGGCGATGCTCCAGCTGTCCCGAGTGACTTGGCGGTAACTACCGCATCCGAAATAATGGAGGATGGAACAGAGCGCGTTGTTATTCGTGGGAAAATAACCCCAAATACAGAAGAAGATTTGGCTTTTTATGCTTGGTATATTAGACGCGCAAGTGGAACTCCAACGTTTGATGGGGGTGGTGTTTTAACTGGTTATAGCGTAGCTCAAGTTTTTTCAGAAGTTGTCGATTTGACGCCAGCCGAAGGAAGCGTAGGTTCGGATGGTAAGGTTACAAAAGAATGGACAGTAGTAGCCAATACATACTATGAAGTAAGAGTTCGCGCTATTGATGCCGACAGTAACTCATCGACATATACAGAGCTAAATAACACGAATGTAATTTTAAGTTCTAAGGATTCGACGGCACCATCGGCTCCGACAAACGCTTCGGCTACATCGGCTATAAGATCGGCTTTTGTAACTTGGGTCAATCCTTCTGACAAGGATCTGGCTTATGTTAAACTATATAGACCAATTTCTGCCTCTGGAGTAAGATCTATTTCAGCCGCAACCAGAAGCGGAGTAACGGTTACTATAACAACATCATCAGCGCACGGATTTTCGAGCGGTAATTCGGTAACGGTTGTTGGTCTTTCTGGAACGTTAAATCCAAACGGCGAAAAAACGGTAACAGTTTTAAGTCCAACGCAGTTTGCTTACTCAATAGGCACAGGAACAGGATCTGAAACCTATACCAGAACTAATGCGATCACGACCTTAACGTCAAATGTATCTTCTGTTTTCGATGGATATGCAGATGCGTTTACAGACACAACCACTGTTCAAGGAGAAACTTATTACTACTGGTTAACCGCAGTGGACTATTCTGGAAACGTTAGCGCGTTTCCATCTAATGTTGCCACAACAACACCAGGAACAGTTCAGCAGACTGATGTTGCTGACTTTGCGATTAATGCGACAAAGATGTATAATAACACTATCGTTTTAGAAGGCGATAGTTGGACTAGCAATCTTGTAACTTATACAGTTTCTTGGAATAGCCATTTTCTTTACTATCGCGGTGTAAAATACACGGTTGCCTCTGGCAGCGTTACAGCTAGCAGCGAAATAGCTGGGCAAAGAGTCGCTTATGTATATGCGACGATTCCTGTTTCTGGCAGTTCAATAACATACAATACTTTTATTGTAACGGGAACGACATCGCCAAATGATTATCCTGTCTTAACAGATTCAATGTTCATGATCGCCACAAACGTAAATGGCGCTTATGACTTGGCTTGGAACGCTATTGCAAATGCAGTTATCGGATCGGCTTATATCAAAAATGCAGCAATCGATTCTGCAAAAATTAGAGAAGTTATTGCTGACAGAATTTCTACTGGCACAATCGACGCTAAGACTTTAACGATAACTGGTGGTGGCGTAATTAAAAGCGCTGGCGTGACTAACTTTACGACTGGCCAAGGATTTTACTTAGAGGGAACGACGTTAGGCACAACTTCTAGATTCGGTGTTGGCGATTTAAGCGGCTCTGGATCGTTTGTAAAGTTTGACGTTAATACTTTGACTGTACAGGGAGAGATTCGCGCAACTTCTGGTTATATCGGAGGAACTGCTGCTGGTTGGGCGATCACTTCGAATAAAATTACTTCTGGTACTGTGACCTTAGATGCAAGCGCTGGCGCTCAAAAGATTTTCATCGGAACTGGGGCTTATAACAATACCAATACTTCGTTCTATACAGACTCGTCTGGTAATTTTTCTTTAGGAGCAAGCCTTACTTTTGCTAGTAATGTTTTAACGGTAAATGGAGCAGTCAACGCAACTTCTGGTTATTTCGGTTCGGCTTCTAGCGCAGTATCTATAAATAGTACCGGATTAACAATCGGTACAACAGGAAGAATCAATGGCAACATTGATTATAATGCTTCGTTTAATCCCCCGTTTGGCGGCGGGACAAACTCTAAAGGTTTTTATTTAGGATATGCTAATAGCGCATATCAATTTTTCATTGGTCACGGTGGCGCGTCTCCTGGTGCTTATCTTTATTGGAACGGAACAGCTTTAACAGTAGTTGGTACGGCTATTAATCTTAGCACAATCTCTGGAGACTCTACTGTTGATGGAAGATTGGCTAGTATAATTGCGGCTGTTATTAATGCGAATTCGCAGTTAGTGACTACAAGATTAAACACTGAATCTAAAAAGATATTAAGTGATTTTGATTTTGGCACAACGGATTACGCTGGAGCAGTAAAAAGCGGTACAATCGCTTGGAATTCAAGCGGTGTTTATACTAGTGGAACTGGTGTGGCCGTTTATAGAGGAGGTATTGTTGGTGCCAATGGAACAGAGGTTACATTTTCTATCAGTTCCGCTACTGGAAATGCGACTTTTAAAGGCACCGTAACCGCTACAGCTGGAGATATTGGTGGATGGACGATTAATCCAGTATATTTAGCGAAAGATAATGGTACGGCATCCCAGTCTTCTGGTATGGCTCCACTGGACTATCCGTTCTACGCTGGATCAACTTACGCGAATAGAGCAACAGCGCCATTTAGAGTTACTCCTGCTGGTGCGATTACAGCTACTAGCGGAGCTATTGGAAATTGGTCGATTACATCTGGCTCAATAGTTAATACTACAGCGAGTAGAACGACTACATTATCGTCAGACGCTACAATTACCTTATCAAACCCAAGCGGATCTGGTACAATAACTATAGACAGTTCTTCTTCGGTTAGCAATATATCTGGCGGTGGCGTATACAACTATAGTTTGATATCTGGAAATGTAAATTCTAGAATTAATTTTTCTGCTGGATCAGTTTCTTCTGCTCTTGCGTATAACGGATTAACTCTAAGTAACGGCTCCGCTATTTCATCTCAATATTTTCAAGCTGGAGTCACGACGGCAGTTGATGTTAAAGATGTAAATCTAAGAGTTTTCCAAGGCGCGACACAAAGAGCAAGAATCGATTACACAACTGGAGATTACTACGTCCAGTTCAATAAAATTATCGGAACAAGAAAAACTGGCTGGACAGCAGCAACTGGAACAGCAACAAGAACATCTTTCGATACCAGTACCGTTACAACTCAGCAACTAGCCGAGCGCGTAAAGGCTATACTCGACGACTTAATCGATCACGGATTGCTTGGAAGTTAATACTCGACGCTAATTTTAGTAGAGTTAAGTTTCTTCTTTTCGTCTGGGTGCTTCGCGCCCTTGCGCTGTGCTGAGTAGTCTTTGAAGAACTTGTCCTTGACGGGATCTACGCCGCCATTCTTGTCGGCGCGTTTCTGACTAAGCTCTTGGCTCTTGTCTAGCATGTCGCCCATTGTGCCTTTCTTGTTGCGAGTCGCGTCAACGAATGCCTTGGGATCATTCGGGTCTATTTGCGAGTCTGATGATGCCATAGGTACTTGGAACACCCTTTTCCATTTAAGCCCGTTCTCGTCGGTATATGAGTGTTCCTCGCTCATGGTTTGAACGATGTCTACAGTCTCACCAGTCTCTGGATGCTCGTAGGTATAGATAGGCATATAAAATAGTAATAAAAAAGGCGCTTTTTCAAGCGCCTTTGAGTTTTTTATTGAACTGGAATCGTTCGTGGTTTAGTTGCTTCCTTAACAGGGATCTTAATTGTTAAGATTTCCTCCTTGAACGAACAAGAGGCTTTCGCCATATTGTACTTGCCAGTAGAAGACTCGATTCGATTTGTGAACTTTGCTCCAGCCTTGTTAGCGCAAACGATGAGGATATCTTCAGTTTCTGAATCTAGAGAAACTTGAATATCCGATTTGGCGAAGTTCGGCAAAAAGATTTTAGCTACATATTCGAACCCACCGCTTTGTTGTCCAATAACTTTTGGAGCGAAAGTCGATGCGTGAGTAGTGAAGCTTTCATAAAAGCTATTATCTTGATTGCTCGGAATTGAGAATGGATCGAGCGTATTATATAGATATGTTTTTGTAGTATAAGTTGACATATGTTATAGGTGTCGTTCGCCTCTTTGCACGTCGCATGCCAAGGTTTTACTAGGGCGAAATCTACGAAAGCTGCGTCAAAACTTCCTTAATGCGAGACACTGTGTTCGCGTAAGTGAACTTTTGACCCAAAGCGATTCCAGCATCATTCTGCTTCTTTTCCTTGGCAAACTCTACGGCTTTTTCAAAAGCAGCAACCGCCGCTTCTTCGCTGAAATCATAGATGTTTCCTTGGTTAAAACTAGATCCCTTGTTGAAGAACGTTCCGTCATAAGCTTCGACCTTTCCAGAAGGCTCAACGAGAATCGAGTTATCGTTCGTTGCCCAATCTTTGTGGCTCGTCGCATTGAGTACGACGCTCCACTTGCCAAGACACGTTGCATTGAACGACGGTAGTCCCCAGCCTTCTGCTCCGCTAAGACCAGATAAATCGATATCGGCAGAGTTAATGATGTCGTTAACCTCTGCATTCGTCGAAACGTATGGAAGGAAGTTAATGTTGGATGCTAGGCTCTTGTAGCCAATGACCATCCGCTTCATAATCTCCTTGTCTAGAAACGGATTCATCACCGAGCAACTAAGCTGGAACTTTGGGTTGTTCCCGTACTTCTTTGCCCACAGCTTGATGATCTTGTCCGTATGCTTGCGCTTCTCAAACTTACCCATCAAAAGGAAGTGAGTTTTACCTTCCAGATACTTCTTGTTGGTTTTGAAGAAGCTGCTGTCAAAACCAAGTGGTGCCGAAAAGACGTTCTCGCATCCGATTGCCGAGAACGAGTCTTTGGCATACGAACTTGAGAAGATCGTCGCGTCTTGGAGATTAACGATAGACTGCTCAACTGGCGTTGGCTGATCTAGCTCGTAAAAAGAAAACAGGACTTGCTTTCTTGTGAGGCGTTTCTCGGCTCCGTTAATATGCCATAGCTTGAGAGAGATTGCGTCCTTCGACAAGTTCTTGTATCGATTCTCAATCGAGTGCTTTAGCCACTCTTGAAAATCCGCATCCTTCTTGTCGAACGCTGAAACGTCAACGTTCGAAATTGGGAAGTAAGAAAGCTTGATCGAAGAGTCAGTCTGTTGGAGTTTGTAAAACTCTTTCAGGATGTTGTACGCAACATTCCCAAATGACACTTGGTTTAACGGAGCCTCGAAAACGATGTTCATTAGATTGGAATTTCTTCGTCGCTATCTTGCTGCTGCTGACGAGGCGCAGAGTTGCCCTTGGAATAGCCAGAAGACTTAGCCGCTGGCTTGCTTTGGGTCTTTGGCGACCACTTCTGCTGCGGCACTGGCGCTGGCGCTGGCGCTGGCGCTGGCGCATCATCGTCGTTGGCGGCAGCATCCTTGCGCTTCGGTCCAACAAAGTTGATGCGCTCGGCTACAACGAGAATCTTGCTGCGCTTTTGACCGTCCTTCTCCCAAGAGTCTTGCTTCAGACGACCGATCACCGAAATTGCGCTTCCCTTCTTAACGTGGTTCGCGACAAACTCGGCTTGCTTTTCCCAAACATCAACGTCGATGAACAGCGAATCATTTTCATTGAGTGGGTTGTTAACTGCCAGACGAACCGTAGCGATTGTCTTACCGCTAGTCGTCGAACGAGTCTCTGGATCAGAGACGACATTTCCTGCTAATACTACATTATTAATCATAGTTTTTTTGAACGTTTTTCCAAAGCGCATTGAACGCTATGTTGTGGATATTAATACATCCTTGAATCGATAAGTCAAGCTCTTTTGCAATTTTTCTCCAAGGCGTTAGCTTTTTACCGCCTTGCATGTATCGCATACGAAATATCTTTTCGATGCGCTTGTCCTCAAGACAAGAAAGCTGCTGAAAAATTTCTTTTAAAACCTTTTGATCGGATACTTCTTTCATCTCGTCGTTTTCAACGGCACAGTCGAAACCGTCCTCCATTGCAACGTGACGACGCTTGTTTGCTGCGGTCAAACACAACCAACGAGTATGATTACCGAGGTAAGTGGAAAACTTGATTTTGCGGTTCGCGTCAAAAGATCGAACGGCGTCGTAAATATGGGACTCGCGACTGTCGATAAGATCGTTGAAGTTATCAATCGATGTTTCTCTCGGAGCGTAGTTATGAACCATCTGCAAATAAATGCCCGAGTGACGATTAACTATCTCGCGAAAACAGGAACTGTCTCCGTGACTTAGAACCTCGTCGATAAGCTCCAAGTCATTCATCTTTTCGGGCATTAACTTCATACGCCTGTGCTCCCGAAACCGCCCTGCCCACGATCCGAAGAGTCAAGAGTTTCGGTTTGATAAGCAGAGAACGTCATCATTGGCAAAAACACAAGCTGGCCAATCTTATCGCCAGCTTTGTAGATCGAATCGGTCTTCGGCGCACCTTTGCCTAGATACCGAAAACGAAGCTTGATCGTATTCCTGTAACCGTTGTCGATCACGCCAACGGAATTTGCCATCGAAAGCTGATATTTGCTGATGCTTGAACGCGGAAAAAGCAGCGTAAAAAAACCATCTGGTGGCTGAATAACTATTCCCGTATCGTACTCGACGAACAGGGGAGTTTTACCCTTGGAGTTTTCTGGGTAAACAAACGTTGGTTCAGAAGCTGCGACAAGATCCCAACCCGCATCGCCTTTTGCTGGCGGAATCAAGTTGTTTTCTTGGCCGTTTTTGAGAACTTTAAAGTTAAGACTTTGCTCCATGACCAGTGAGTTGATCAGGATATTTGAACTTGTCAATGGTTTTTCAACCAAAAACACGCGAAGCGTATATTAAAACATTTATGTTTTAATATTGAGCAAGGGGATGGGGTCAGAGGAGCGGGATGGGGGATTATAGGGGGGAGAGCACGAGAGGGGGGAAAAAAGGGGGAAGGGAGAGGAGAAAGGGGAAGGGGAAAGACAGAAAAAGTGTAAAAATTTTACTGCCAGATGAATTTTCGACATAAAATAAAAGTTTTTTTTGGGCTTTTAGTCCCAGTTTTATTTGTGACATTTGTTTTACATTTAGGTTACGATCATTACTGTAGAGAATATTTTTATAGGTATTACTCCCCAAGCAGCGAGCCGCATCCAGAAAGTTTGTTTTCACAAGATCCTTATAGACAAAAGCTTGAAGAATTTAGAGTAAATCTTCCTTATCGTCATGTTTTCTTTAGCCAGTCTTTTTCAGTCGAACAAGTTGAGCAAAGTTTGCTTGAAGGCGGCTTACCAAAAGCAACGTCCGTTCTTTTTCGCGATGAAAGCTATTGTTTCGTCGATTCGATGTGGTTCGACAAATATGCGCTTTGGTGGATGAATTTTATCAAAAATAATAACGTCGAATTTAAACGAGACAATTTTGATTGCGATAACTTTTCTGACCTTTTTATGGCGATTTATGGTTTCGCATCTTTGAACACTACGGTTCGACCATATTCGCAAGTCACTTGCGGAACAGTAATCGTTGAAAACAAACAAGATTTCGCAGGAATTCCTGCTCTCGATGATTCGTGGCACTCGCTTAATATCGTTTGGACCAACATTGGCTGGTTCATCATAGAACCACAAAATGGAACGTATATAAGCCTTGAGTCTTATCCTAACAAAAACAACATCAAGGCGATCATCTTTTAGTGTAAAAACATTATATGAACTTGGACTTTTCTGATAAAATTAAGGCAAACATGGACATGGGCGGCAAGTATTCAGCCGACTACGACAAGAATGAAATTGACGCTGGCCAAATGCGCTATGGCGGTCAAAAAAGATCAGACCTTAAAGACTCTGATTTTCTGTTCCCAGATACGCGCTCGTTTCCAATCGTTACAACACGCGACGTTGCCGACGCTATCAGTAATTTCGGTCGCATGAAAGGCGACATGTCGTATGAAACCTTTTTGAGAAAGCTTTATGATTTTGCTAAGAAGAAAGGTCCAGAGTTTGTTAAGGCTTTTCCAATGGCTAGCAAAGAACGTCTCGGAATTAAGGAATAATATGGAACTCGACTTTTCTGAACAAATTTTAGCGAAGAAGCGACCAGGACCAAAGAGTTCTGCTCAAACTCCAGCGAAACCAGAAGATAGACTCAAGGGGTCTCCCAAAAACGAACCAGGTTCTGCTGGTACAAAACCAGACGCCAAGGAAAAAGCTAAGATGGTTCTGGAAAGAAAAGACGAAAAGAAAGTCGTGAAAGCGGCTATCACGTTTAGCGACAAAGTAACGAAGGCTCTGAAAAACAAAGTCGAGATGCACAACAACAAGCACTCGCGCAAAGTAACACTCTCACAGCTTAAGAAAGTGTATCGCCGTGGAGCAGGAGCCTTTTCTGCGTCAAGCAGACCCGGTAAAAGCCGTGGACAATGGGCAATGGCTCGCGTCAATACTTTTCTAAGAATGATGGCTGGCGGCAAGGTAAAAGACTCTTATCGTGCTGCTGATCAAGACATCGCAAAAGCAAGCGATAACAATATAAAGACTCTATCGCAAAGGTCACTCGCATCAATCGACTTTGATGAATATGAGTTGGTTATCGCTGCTTCAGATTTAGTAAAATCGAACGTTTCGTTGGCCGAGATGGACGAGATGTACGAATCGGAAGACGAAGAAGAATATAACGAAATGTCGGAAGCCGAGAAGAAGACTCTCAATAAGCCGTTCCGACTACCGTCCGGCTCAAAGAAGAAGTTCGGCGTTTACGTTAAAAACGAAAAGGGCAATGTCGTAATGGTGAAGTTTGGCGATCCAAATATGGAGATCAAACGCGACGATCCAGAACGTCGGAAGAACTTCCGTGCCCGTCATCAATGCGACACGAACCCCGGTCCAAAGTGGAAGGCTCGTTATTGGTCTTGTAGAATGTGGGAATCTGGCAAATCAGTTACCGACTATACAAAGGGCCAGATGATGATGAATTCGCTTCCAATCGCTCAAGAAATGGAGATGGAAGATGAGATGGAGATGCCCGATCAAGAGGACTTGATGGAAATGAACCCAGAACTCAAGAATGCTCCCGAAATTGACGAAAACATGGAAGAGATCAAAGAGTATTCTGAGGAGTCCGTTGAGATGTCTATGGCCGCTCTTTCTTCGGTTAAAATGAAGGCCGAAGAGCTTGTTATGGCTATGCAATCGAACGAGAAGATCGCAATCGGAGCCACAGAACCTTGGGTCGCTTCGAAGATCACTTTGATCGACGACTACATCAACAGCATCTACAATTACCTCATGTTCTCCGAAAAGGGAGAAAAAGAGGACTAATTTTTAGAATATCGCGAGTCATGCCCTAGAATCTAGGGTATGACTTACGCAGACATCGCTTTAAGCCCTCGTTATTTCGAGGGAAATAGTCGATCCGAACTGGACACGGAAATCGACTTTTTGGGTTACAAGTTTAAGCTGCCAGTTGTTCCGGCGAATATGTCGTCGGTAATCGACGAAGATATTTGCCGCTCGTTAGCGAATAACGGTTACTTTTACATCATGCATCGTTTCTTTAAAACGAGGCAAGACTGGATCAATTTTGTAAAGGTAGCTAACCAAGAAGATTGGCCCGTAATAAGCGTGAGCGTCGGAGTCAACTCCGAAGACGTAGCAAATATTCGCGACATTATCGACGAAGGGTATCGCGTAGATTTCGTCACAATCGATATTGCGCACGGTCACTGCTCTGCAATGAAGAAGATGATTCATTTCATCTCTTCCGTTATGCCAGACGTTAAGATCATCGCTGGCAATGTTTGCACGTCCGAAGCTGCGCTCGACTTGTACGAGTGGGGCGCAGACTGCGTTAAAGTCGGCATCGCGCAAGGAGGCGCGTGTTCGACTTTTGGGAAGACGGGATTCGGGCTTGGTATGCCAGAGACTTTATCTTCGATGGCAGATGTCGTAGACTTTCAGATTATTGCTGATGGAGGCGTTAGAACAAACGGAGACATCGCCAAGGCTATGGTTCTCGGTTGTAGTCGATCCGTTGACAAGCCAGTTATGGTAATGGCCGGATCTTTGTTTGCGGCATGCGTAGACTCTCCTGCGGTAAGTAACGAGCGCGGAGAAAAGCTTTACTACGGCTCTGCATCTGAACTTCAAAAGGGCAATTCAAAAAACGTAGAAGGATTCGAGAAGTGGATTCCTTCAAATAACATGACTTACTTTCAGAAGCTTAACGAGATCAAGCAAGACTTGCAAAGCTCGATCTCGTATGCTGGAGGCAGCGACTTAAGCGCATTCAAGAAAGTGCAGTATCTTCAATGAGCTTGAAACTTAATCTTGGCTGCGGTCCCGATATCAAAGACGGCTACGTCAATATAGACGTATGTCCGATGTCGGCTAACGTAGTTAAGATGGATATAAGACAGTTAACATATGACGCTGAGTCGGTCGATGAGATCTATGCGCGTGATGTTATCGAGCATATGCCTCTTGAGGATACCAAGACTGCCTTAGCCAACTGGTCTAATATTTGCAAAAAAGGCGGCAAACTTTTCATCCAAACGGTTTGTTGGGACTCTGTGCTCAAAGCCTATCACGCCGATGTATGGAAGATGGAAGTTTTAAACTACATGCTGTTTGCTGGGAAAAACTGGGTAGACGGTATCTCTCGCCCAGAAGATTTCCACAAGTCAACCTACAACGTTCAGTATTTGATGCAACTGATCCAAAGTGTTGGGTTTAAAGTAGACAAGATTGAACTAGACTCGATAGACGAAGCTCTATTCAGGAATCCGATATCTCATAATTTGAACATGAGGTTTTATGCAACAAAGCTATAGCTACTCTCAGATATCTCAGGATATCTTCGTTCTTAATTTCTTCGAAAAGAAAGCGGGTTATTTTTTAGACCTTGGCTGTGGTGACGGCTTTAATCACCCGTGCGGAAACAATACGCTTTTGCTTGAGCAAAACGGGTGGGAGGGGATTTCGATTGATATCGATCAAGGCGCAGTCAATCACTTTAACAAGAATCGCAAAACTAAAGCTCTGCGCAAAGACTTATCTAAAGAAAGTTTAGCCGACATACTGCGCGAAAACAACGCTCCGAAAGTCATCGACTATATGTCGTTTGATGTAGATCAGGCATCCGAACATGTTTTAGCGTCTTTGCCGCTAGATGAATATGTTTTCAGGTTCGTTACCTTCGAACACAACGCGTACTTGCCGAACGAATATTATATAAATCTGAAACAGAACGCGCTTAATAAGTTTTTAAATAAAGGATATCAGCTTCTTGTTAACAATGTTGTCTTAGAAAATCATGGAGCAGTCGAAGACTGGTTTATTCACACAGACTCGACGCTTAATCTAACAAAAAAATTCTTGCATACGATAAATCACAGTAACGTATTAAAAGAGTATGGATTCCGATAAAATTAAATTTGGATCATCAACGGGAGGTCTTGGTGATGTTTTATTGCTCACGTCAGTCTGCAAGTACTTTCCGAACCAATTCATTGTTCAGCTTACCCCAAAGAACAGTAGACTAAGCGTCCTTTTCAAAGGATTAGCTGACGTTGAGATATGCGAGCAAAGTGAAATTAAGACGCTGCAAGACATCGGCACAGGACACTACGCCACAAGAAAGCTAAGAAACTTTTTTGGCGAACTAGCAGATGGAATGGATAACAGACCTCTCGTTCTTTATTCTTCTAAAGAAGACGAAGCTTGGGCTTACGATTTTCTTAAAGACAAAAGAACTCCAGTCGTCTTTGTTCCTACATGCTCTAAGCAGTGGGCGTCAGTTAGAAATCTTCCAGAGAACGTTGTATTCTCCAATCTAAAAAAGATCCAAGAATCTGGATGCACCGCAATCGTGTGTCAAAGCTCTGATAACAAAATCGAAACAAGAGAGATTGAACTCATCGATCTTCCGCTTGGAAAATATATCTGTTTGTTGCGCCGCTGCGGATTTTACATGGGAGCAAATACTGGCGACGAGCATTTGGCCACTGCCGTTGGCTGCAAGACTGTCGTTATACAGCCAAAAGATGGAAATGGATTCTTATCCGCCGAATGGAACTACGACCACCCCAACTCACAATACTATACTTGGCATGACGACAATTCCGGTTGATGAAGGTTACGCTTACGACTACTTGGCGATCTTACAAGTAAAGTCCAACAACAACGTTGGAGACAGCCAGTCTGCATACGCAAGGTGCTACGACCACTTGAGAGATGAGATCGGTCACGATTTGCATTTGATTATTTGCCACTCGCAAGAGTATTTTGATCTCATTGAAGCCAACCAGCGAACTTTTGATTGCGTCGAGAAAGCTAGGTACGGATCGATAACGGCCAAAGAAGTGGACGATTCAAACATGGAAAGATACAACATGAAGGTTCGTCTGCAAAATAAGTACTTTCCAAAATCGAAAGTACTCGAAAAGAAAAGTTAATATTTTATTGACACTACGAATTACTATTTTATAATAGTATTATGGAGGTGTATAGAATTTTTAATAAGATTAACGGAAAATCCTACGTTGGCATAACCAAATGGGATTTTAAAACGAGATATTGCTCTGGCAAATGGTATCTATGGACCCATAGTACACATTTAAAAAATGCGGTCGAGAAATTTGGCATTGATAGTTTTGATTACGAAATCTTATGGAGAGGTGAAATGCCATTTGATCAACTAGTTGAGCTTGAGAAACTATATATAAAGCAGTATGAATCCTTAGTCCCAAATGGATATAATCTTACAAAAGGCGGCTCAAGCGAGCATCCATCTCATGTGAAAGAGTACGAGATAGCCGATTTTTATGGAAACAATTACAAAGTAAAAAACTTAAGTGCATTTTGCAAAAAGAATAAATTAAACTATTCTGGAATATTAAATATGGTGTCTGGAATCAGTCAGACATCACAAGGATTTTTTCTTACTTGTAATGACGTTGCAAAAATAAAGAAAAGCCCATTTGAAGTTTTTAGATTTGAAAATATTTTTGATGATAGCGCAGTATCTTTGCAAAGAAAAGATATTTCTGACTGGTGTCGTAAATTAGGATTAAAAAGTAAGCCAATTCATAATATGGCTAATAAAAAAATAAAGTCTAGCCAAGGATGGAAGCTGTTTGGCACCGAAATAAAAATAAACGAACCTAAAATTTATAAATTTATAAATCCAAAAGGCGAAATTGTCGAAGTAGATAACATCTATAGATTTTCTAAGGATAACGGGCTAGAAAGAGGTGGCTTTTATAAGCTCTTGAATGGAAAGGCACTTTCTTTTTGCGGATGGACACTGTTTGCGGGAGCGTCAGAACTTCAAAAAATAAAAGACGATAGACGCGGCAAAGAAGTAGAATTAATTTGTCCAGATGGTAATATCGTAAAAATCAAAAATATATCTGCATTCTGTAGAAAAAAATCTTTAAATAGAAACTCTATACAGGCTTTAATTAGCGGCAAAACTAAAAAATACAATGGATACTCTCTCAAATAAGAAGGTTATTGTTACTGGTGCTAGCGGTCAGGACGGATCTTACATGATCGACTACTTGCTAGAAAATACAAATCATTATGTCGTAGGTGCTATTCGTAGAACTAGTCAGATCATCGACAAATACCTATCAAGACACTACTCAAATCCACGTTTTAAACTGGTTCATTTTGATCTCACCGATTCTCACTCAGTAACAACTACTATCAAAAACGAAAAACCAGACTACTTCATAAACTTCGGAGCGCAAACATTTGTCGCTGATTCTTGGCAAATGCCAGCGCTACACTATCAAGTAAATACGATGGGGGTTCTTCATATTCTTGAAGCGATCAAGAATTATGCGCCAAAGTGTCGTTTTTATAACGCTGGAAGTTCTGAAGAATTTGGCGATGTCGTAACTGTTCCTCAAGACGAAACTCACCCACTTAGACCAAGAAGTCCATATGGAGCATCGAAAGCTTCCAGCCGTCATCTAATCAAAGTCTGGAGAGAGTCTTATGGAATATTTGCGATTCAGGGCTATCTTTTTAATCACGAATCTCCAAGGAGACAAGAGTACTTCGTTACTCGCAAGATCACAACGAACGTTGCTCGTCTTAAGACCGAGCTTCGTAACGGCCAAACACCAACGCCGCTTGCCCTTGGCAATTTGAGTTCAAAGCGAGACTGGAGCGACTCTGAGGATTTCGTTGAAGGTGTTTGGCTAATGCTGAACAACGCTACGCCAAAGGAATACGTCCTTTCTTCGAATGAAACTCATACGGTTCGTGAGTTTGTCACGTTGGCGTTTCAAGTGGCTGGCATCGATGGTTATTGGGTCGGAGACGCAGGCTCTTTAGACGAGAAGTTTATCCACATGGGAACAAAACAAGTCCTAGTTGTCGTTGACCCGAAGTTTTTCCGTCCAGCCGAGGTAGAAATTCTACTTGGAGACTCGACGTTTGCGCGAAAAGATCTTGGCTGGGTTCCGAAGGTGTCGTTTCAGCAGCTTGTAAAAAAGATGACTGAAAGCGATCTAAATAACTATAAATGAATAAGTTAATTAAGTATTGCTTGCTGAACGAGTTAGACTCTAGGAGAATAAATATTCCGAAAGACCCGTTCTCGGTCAAGCTTCTAAGGAACGAGGCCCACTTCTCGATATCGAATTCTAGGGTAAAGCTTGAACGGGCCAACGATGATATCGACTCGTTTCGCTTAAACTTCTTTTCGCAGCTTACTCAACAAGTCTTAGACCATTTTAAATTAGGCAATTTAAAATTCGGATTCATCGCTAATTTTAATGATGGCCCAGAGAACGATGCGGTCGAAACGCGCTTTTGTTTTGCCAGACCAAGAAAAAGCCCCCACATCTGCGTTCCTGACTCTCATATAAACCGATTATCGTCGATTTGTGAGATGATCCCATCTTGGGATATACCCTTTGACGAAAAACTTGATAAAATCAGCTTTATAGGGTCAGATACTGGTCGTAAATACCCAGACGGAACGGTTCAAAGGGTAAACTTCTGCAAACTGTACCAGAACAGCGACGAAGTAATCGCTAAGATTTCTAACTTTGTCGAGCAGCCGTTCGACCCATGCATCTATGGAGAACCCGAGTCGATTCGCGATCAACTGAAGTACAAGTTCATTTTAAATATCAATGGCAACACGACTTCTTGGGAACGTTTGATTTGGGCCATGAAATCTAACTCTTTCTGCCTTTTCTTGCGTCCACCAGCACACCAAGACGAGATATCGTGGTACTATCACTACTTCGATATGCTTCAGCCATTCATTTACGTCGATGAGTTTGGAGCCGACAACTTCATTGCAATGAGCAAAGAATTAACTGCGCAAGTCTCTCAGCTTAAAGAACTTCAAAAAACATACGCAGATATGTTTAGTAATATCGACTTTCACGCCAATTATTACGCACAGGTTTTGATTAACTACAATGCGCTAGTTCAAACCTCTAAATAATATGGACCCTTACATCGCATCGCTCGTTTTCGTTTACGGATTAGTTACCTTTGCCATCGGATATTTTTTTCCGTTTCGTATGCGCAAGTTCAAAACAAAGAAGAAGGTCACGAACTCTGACGCGGAATATTATATCGTAAATATCAATTCAACAGATTACGCTTTTACGTTCGAACAGCTTGACGTTGCAGAAAAACGTGCTAAGAAGCTACACATAAACGTAATCTAATGAACTTCGAAAACACTGTAGAACTGATCGGATTTTATGGCGATGACTTGACCCACGCCTGCTCCGCTTGGACATCAACGAGCCGAGAAATTACGGCAGACAAGCGCGAGCGAGTTGGTCCCCTTCTAAAGATGCTGGCCGAGAACGGACACCATACTCCGTTCGAAAAGTCGTCTCTGCACTTCTTGATTAAGACAGATATCGCAAGTCATATTCATATTATTAAGCATCGTATCGGAGTCTCTGTTAATGGCGAGTCTGCGCGATACAAGGAAATCAAGGAAGACGAGTTCATTATTCCGCAAGATTGGCCAGCAGAGTGGCGTGAGATTATGAAGGCTCACACCGAGCGCGGTCTAGACCTCTACCACAAATGCATCGAAGACCTAGTGAAGAATCATGGTTTCGATAGAAAGAGAGCTAAGGAATCGGCGCGTTTCTTTCGTCCGTACAACACGCAGATCACTTCCGACGTAATGTTTAATTGGCGATCATTTTATCACTTTTTAAATCTGCGCAACAAGCCAGAAGCTCAAAAAGAGATTCGGGACATTGCGGCTCAGATGCTTGAGCTAGTAAAAGGTACGGGTAAGTTTCCGCTTACGATTGCGGCTTTTGACGTGTAAAATAGTATGTACCTGTGCCAACCGAACTCCTCAGTCTGTTTGGTGGAGCCTTAACTGGCTTCATATTTCGGATTATAGCCGTTAAATCCGAAGAGAATCGCTATAGATTCAATCGGATGATGCAGGCTATCGATAAAAGCGATGAGTCTGCTGACAAAGCGGCTAAACGCGATATGGACGGAGGCAGAATCGTTCGCCAGTTTATCGTTATCGCTGTTATTTTTTCTATGATCGTGTCTCCGATCATAATGTCGCTTCTGAACATACCAACGTATCTTGAAGTCGATTATCAAAGCGGCGGCGGCTTTTTTGGATTTTTTAATTCAGAAACAAGGAAAGCTTTTGTAGAAATAACGGGTAATTTAATCACGTCAGAAGTTAGAGAGTGTCTTATTGCAATTACTGGCTTTTACTTCGGTTCAGCCTCGGCCTCAAATAAATCGTAATAGCTGTTGACATTTTCTGTTTTTCGCGTCTAATCTCAGCCGTGAAAAAGAAGATCAACAGGAAAAAGATTCTCGAAAAACTCGTCGAGTTTCCTACGGGGTTCGATAAGCGTTTCTTAATTCAAGAACTCGCTATACTAAAGCGACTTGAGCGCAAATACAGCATAGACTTCTGGGAGCAGTTCACTCCAGAAAAGAAGTTCCCAACGCTAAAGTTCTACTACTCTGAGTTTAGCAAAAAGACCCTTGAAATAGCGTTCAAGGAGTTTTACTATAACAGCCTACACAAGTCTGACTTGTCCGAAGCGGAAAAGATCGGCAAAGACTTCAAGGCTAAACCAAAACAAACCATTAAGGATTTTCTATCATGAGTCGCAAAGCAAAAGAAGAACCACAAGAGGAAACAGCTTCGTCAAAGAACATTTTAAGTTCTTTTTTAAAGAATACAAAAGAGGATCACTATAACTTCGAAGATATCGTCAACTATCGCGTATCGACTGGTTCGTTGAACCTAGATATGCAGACGAACGGAGGGTTAGGACCGGGTCTCCATCGTTTCGTTGGCTTTACAGAAGGCGGCAAAACATCAGCTGCGCTAGAAGTGATGCGCAACTTCTTGAACTCTGTTCCGAAGGGAAAGGGTTTTTATATCAAAGCAGAAGGTCGGCTATCTGACGATATGATGGCTAGGTCTGGGGTAAAGTTCGTCTTCTCTGCCGATAAGTGGGAAGACGGAACGTGTTTCGTTTTCGAATCGAACATCTACGAAACGGTCGTTGACGCGATGCGTCAGCTAGTTCAGTTCAACGAGGAGAAGAATAAGTACATGTTCATTCTCGATTCCGTAGACGGATTGATCACTAAGGGCGACTTAGATAAGACTTTCGAGGACTCAAATAAGGTAGCTGGTGGTGCAGTTATCGCGGCGAACTTCATGAAGCGCATGTCTATCGGCATGAGCAAGCGCGGCCACATGGCAATCTTTATTTCTCAGGTTCGAAGCGACATTAAGCTCGACCCATATAGTGCGGCACCGATTCGGCAAACGTCAGCTACTGGCGGTAACGCACTGCTTCACTTCGCGAACTTTATCTTCGAATTTGAACCGCGCTTCGAAGGAGACATTATCCTCAAAGATCCTTCTATCAAGAAGCCAGATCCAATCAAGAACCCAATCATCGGACACTACTGCAAGATTCATATCAAGAAGAGTCCAAATGAGAAGAGCAAGATGCGTTTTACCTATCCAATTAAGTACGGACGCACAAACGGTCGGTCAGTTTGGGTAGAGAAGGAGATCGTGGATATGCTGTTGACTTGGGAGCTTGTGACAAAGGCTGGTGCTTGGTACAATATCACCGACGAGCTAGCTGAACTTCTTAAGGAAAACGGTCTCTCGCTAGAGGAGAAGTTCCAAGGCGAACATGCACTTTTTGCCGCTATCGAGGCCGATCCGAAGCTCGTTGCTTTTCTTCACAAGTACTTTGTTGAAATGATTGCCACAAAGAAAAATGAAGTTTAAGACGCTCAACGGCAAAAAGCGTTTTTTAAAGAACGCACGCAACTACTCTATAAATTGGGAAAACAAGTCTAAGAGTAAGGTGCAATGGCGCGTCAAACGCTTCCTTTACCCGTATTGGAAGCACGATATCGTGTTCGAAGAGATGCGCGTCGTTGGCACGCGCCTCTCTTTAGATATTTACAACGCAAACAAAAAAATTGCAATTGAAGTTCAGGGTAAGCAGCACCAGAGTTATAATGAATTTTTTCACGGGAAAGACCGCATGAAATGGCTCTCTCAGTTGAAAAGAGACGATCTTAAGCTTGAATTCTGCTTGACAAACGACATCAAGCTCGTAGAAATCTACGAAGATGACGAACTGTCGGTCGAACTCTTCGAAAAGTTCGGAGTGATTCTGTGATCGATATCTTAGACAAGTAACCCATATTATGAACGATATATCAGACACTAAGTCTAGTGACTTTGTTTTTCCAACAGAGCTTGTGGAGCAAATCTACGATATCTCTGGCGGCGCGGAAAACTTTAAGGGTGTAGTCGTGTGCGTTTGCTCACCGAAGGGCACGCCTCAGATTTATACTCGTTTCGATTCTGTAGTTACTTCCCTTGGTATTAAGAAAGCTCTTGAACAGTGGCTCTCTAACGAAGACGAGAGTCTGAATCAACAAGACGGTACCGACTAATGCTTTATTCACTAGAAGTCGAAAAGCAGTTTCTAGCTGGCCTCATTCAACATCCCGAGGCTTACTCAGAAATCTGTGATTTTATTTCCGAGGTTGACTTTTACTCGGAAGACACAATCGTTCACAAGACGATTTATCATATCCTCAAAAAGTGCATCGAGTCCAATGAGAAGGCCGATGAGATTATCATCGCACAGAGAATCAAGGAAATCGGCATTTCGTTTAAGGATAACATTGATATATTCGACTACCTTCGTTCTCTCGCGGTTCGGAAGACGAACAAGAACACGGCGGTTCTAGCGGCAAAGGAGGTTAAGAAGTATTCGATTCGTCGGTCGATTCACGCTTCCGCCTTGGAAGTAGCCGAGAAGATGAAGAAGATCGCACCAGACTCTTCTTATCAAACAATCATCGAAGAAGCCGATACAACTTTTAACAAGATCATCAATATTTATGAGAACAATGAAGAAAAGCCCGTTAACATCTTTGAAGAGATGGAGAGCGTCGTCGAAGAGCGCGGCAACAACCCTATTACTGAATTTGGTCTCATGGGACCGTTTCCCACTGTTAATAAGATTTATGGGTCTCTTTTGCGCCCCGGTAACATTACTGTTATCGTCGCTCGATCTGGCGTTGGAAAAACCCTTCTAGCCCTAAATTATACGACGAAGGTTTCGGCTCAGTACGACGTTCCTGTTCTTCACTTTGACAATGGCGAAATGAGCAAAGAGGAAGTCATTATGCGTCAGTGTGCGGCTCTTAGTCACGTTCCGATGCATCTTCTGGAGACTGGGCTTTGGCGCAAGGCTGGAGAAGATGTTGTTGAGCGCGTTCGCTCCACTTGGAAAAAGATCAAGAACCTCAAGTTCTACTACTACAATGTTGGTGGAATGACGACCGATCAGATGGTAAATAACTTGAAGCGTTTTTACTATTCGAAGATCGGGCGCGGTAATCAGATGATCTTTAGCTTCGACTACATCAAGCCGTCTGCCGATGCCGATGGCAACAAACCAGAATGGCAAGTTATCGGTGACATGCTGAATCGGTTCAAAAAGACCATCCAGCGCGACATCGTTCAAGATCAGAAGCCAATGATCTCGATGTTTACCTCTATCCAGTCAAACAGGGCTGGCATCAGCACAAATAGAAACTCTGACGCCATAAACGATGACGAAAGTATCGTTTCTATGTCTGATCGAATCACGCATTATTGCAGTCATATGGCCATTTTGCGTCCCAAAACGGCGGATGAACGGCAAGAAGAAGGTCCATCGTTTGGCTCTCATAAGCTCATTTTCGTAAAGAATCGCTTCTTGGGAGCAGACGTAGCTGGCGCGGTAGAACTAGTTAGACTCCAAGACGGAACGCTTAAAAAGAATTTTATTAATCTTCAATTTGAGAACTTCGATATTAAGGAGCGCGGCGATCTGCGCGATATCGTTAACTCGATTGATACAGGGCAAACAACACTAGAAAGAAATCGTGAGCAAGACGATGTCCCAAATTTCAATAGTTGATCCTCTTATTCTTAAGGGTTCGCTAGAGTCGCTTGGCTACAAGCTGAAGGATTACGGTAGCTATTGGAGAGCCTGTGCGATCTATCGCGGAGGCGATAACTCAACGGCTCTAAAGATCTACAAGAATAGCGGCGTGTGGACCGACTATGCAGAGGGCGGCTCAAGGAGCTATCCTTTTCAAAGACTGGTCGAACTTACGTTAGATACTAAAGATACTCATGTAATAAATAAGTATACGAAGTTCGATCATCAGAATATAATACATGCCGAAGTAACAGAAAGAATCGAAATGGAAAAGATATACCCAGAGTCTCTGTTAGAAAACCTCTTGCCCCATTTGGATTTTTATCACAAGAAAAATATCTCAGATGCAACGCTTCAATTTTACAAGTGCGGATACGCTACGAACGGTCAAATGTTTCGGCGCATCGTTTTTCCGATATACAATCAATACGGTCAGATTCATGGGTTCTCTGGTCGTGCCATTTTTTGGGACAAGTCTTCGGAGTTTCCCAAGTGGAAGCATTTGGGCAAGCGAGCTAGTTGGGTATATCCGCTATATGTAAAGCGAAACGGAATTGAGGAAGTGAAAGAGGCAGTCGAGCAATCGAAGCGAGTTTTCATCGTCGAAAGCGTCGGTGATAGCATGGCTCTTTTCGAAAACGGCCACAAGAATAACATTGTAACCTTTGGCTTGGGGATCTCGTCAAAGGTATGCTCGGCTCTGCTTTCTCTCGACGTTGAGAAGATCACGATTGCCTATAACAACGATTCTCAGTCCGAAACGAATCATGGACTCGTATCTGCATGCAAAGCGTACCTCCAACTATGCTCCGTATTCGATCCGGCCAAGCTTGAGATCAGACTGCCAGTTAAAAACGACTTCTCGGATATGTTCTTAGAAGAGAACTCTGGCGAAATATTCCAAGCTTGGCTGAAGAAGTCTATCGATCAAAAAGAACAAATTAAGGCTGTCAAAGAGATCGCCATTGCAAATAATTTCCCCGATAATCTTATCGATAGGGCTACAAAGATTCTAGAAGACCTTGGATAAGCCTAAACATGTTGCCTTATCTGCCAGCAGAATAAAGACGCTGGAGAAGTGTAGCTGGTCATACTGGTGCTCTTATGTCTTAAAGTTGCCAGAGAAGAGTAACGATGGAGCTAGCCGTGGTAATGTTGTTCACTTGGTTCTTGAAATGCTTGCCAAGAAGAACCGCAAGAGCTATGTAGATAAAATTCTTGAATCGAAAGATATTTTTTGTATCGCGTCCATAAAGAAGCTGGCTCTCAAGCACGCTAGAGAGCTTCACGTTGCAGATCCAGATAACGTTCAGATGATTAAAGAAATGACGTTAGCGGCTCTTGAGCACGACTTTTGGGGCATTGGTAACGGCAAAGTAGTAAAAGACCTTCAAGAAAGAAACTTTGACATTGAGGTTTCTAAGAAAAATAAAAGCTATAGGCTCAGAGGATTCATCGACCGTCAATTCTTGTATGCTGATAACACATCGGTTGTTCGCGACTACAAAACAAGCAAGGCTGTATTTAGCGGCAAAGACGCTGACGATAACTTGCAGCACTTTATTTATACGTTAGCATCGCAAAAGCTCGACCCAAACTTCAAAGTCGCGATGGAGTTTTTATTCTTAAAATTCGATCTCAAGAGTAAAGAGAACTCTGGCTTGCTAAAAATGGAGCCGCTTTCGAAGAAGGACTTGTCGGATTTCGAACTACACCTTTCGGAAGTCCAAAAGGTAGTCGATAACTTTTCGGAGAAGGACGCTTATTCTAACTTTGCTGCGCACAAGCCAATGCCATCGGACGGATCGTTTTCTGGAAAGCTGTCGTGCGGCTTTGCCAAGTACAAAGGACAATTAAAAAAGAATGGCGAACCTATGTGGCACTGTCCATATAAATTTGGATTCGTCTACTATGCCTTGCGCGACAAAGAAAATAAGATTGTCAAAACAGCTTTGGAAGAAAACATGGACGACTTATTTAAAAATAAGCCAGAAGGATTCAAGGTCACTAAAGAAGAATATGATGGCTGTCCAGCGCATCAAAAGGCTTGACAACCGATGGGAATCTGCTACGATGAGTTATCAGCATGATTCCTTTATTCAAATCCCACTTCTCGACGGGCAAGAGTATCCTCACTCTGTCTGAGCCAGAGAAGCAAAAGCAAGACGGACCAGACAGCGTTGTTTCGCTCGCTATCGAGAACGATCTGAAAGAGATCTATCTCGTAGAAGACTCTTTGACTGGATTCTTGACAGCATTCAAAAGCTGCAAGGCTCACAACATACATCTAAAGTTCGGACTGAGAATCACAGTCTGCAACTCTTATGATTCGGTACAAACGTCGTCACACAAAGTTATTCTGTTCGCTTTGAATGACGCTGGCTTCAAGCAGATCAATAAGATCTACACGCTTGCATTTGTTGAGCACGAAGGAGTTATCGCGAATGACGATTTAAAGTCGAAGCTTACCGACGATATTCTTATCGCGATTCCATTCTACGACTCGTTTATCTGGAACAATATGTATAGCTTTTCGGATTGCATGCCGAGCTTTACTCCGCAAGTCTTTTTCGTTGAAGACAATAATCTGCCATTCGACAAGATAACTGCGGAATTTATTAAGTCGAAAGAAGTTGGGGCTTCGATTATAGAAGCTAAGTCGATCTACTATAATAAGCGCGAAGACTTCGAAGCTTGGGTTACCTACAAAATCGCATGCAATCGCAGAATGGGTAAGTCACAAACACTGTCTGCCCCTGAAATCAATGGGTGCGGCAGTCGCGAATTCTGTTTCGAGTCTTGGAAGGAAAAACAATAATGAACACGTTTTTAAAGCAAAACATCAATCAAAAGTTTGTGGTTTTCGACACGGAAACCGAAGGGCTTTCGTTAACATCATCGCGTCCTTGGCAGCTATCTTGGATCGTTTGTAAAGGCGACCAGATCTTGGAAGAGCACGACGAGTTCATTAAATACGATGACCTAAATGTTTCGGAAGAAGCGGCAAAGGTTACTGGATTTAATCATGCGGCGTATTTATCTAAGGCAAAAGATCCGATGGAGGTATGGAAGAATTTCGCCAAGTATCTTTACGACGACCAGTACATTTTCGTCGGCCACAATATCCTGAATTTCGATATCTATATCTTAAACACGATGATGCAGGGTATCGGCATCAAGAACGATTGGAAGTTTGTTCGTCGGATGATCGATACTCGCGCTCTTGCCGTAGCTATGTTCAAGGGAATCAAGCGAAACGGCGATTTGCTTCCTTGGCAGATCAAGCTGGTTAACGTTAGAGAAAAAGGTCTCAAAGCTAGTCAGGGCTTTCTACTGAAGCATTTCGCTATCGATCACGATCCATCGAAGCTTCACAATGCTCTGTACGACATCAAAATGAATTATATGGTTTTTCGCAAACTTATCTCGGAGGTGGAAGTATGAACGCGCTTTCTTCTAAGTTTCAGAAGTACGAGCATCCAGTACCACCGGGTGTTCGTCTTCCAGAGATCAAGATCGACGACAAGTACTACGAAACGCTCGGCATCGACAAGACCGTTTCTAATTTTGAGTTCCTTCGCCAGCTTTGCTTGAGGGCCGTAGTCTCAAAGGGGATCGATAAGCTGCCAAATAAAAAGGAATATTATGATCGGGCGAAAATGGAGCTTAACGTATTTAACGACTTGGGCTTCGTTGACTACATCCTGCTTAACTGGGATATTCTCAAGTTCGCTCATGAAAATAACATCCCTACTGGCTACGGACGCGGTTCTGCCGCAGGATCTTTGATCTTGTTTTTGATCGGCGTAACTAATATTGATCCGATTAAGAACGGCTTGTTCTTTGAGCGTTTCGTTTCGAAGAGCCGCGCAAAGAAGATCATCGTCGATGGCGTAACTTATCTCGATGGTTCGCTGATGCCAGACGTTGATAATGACATCGAGTTTTCGAAACGTCAGGCTGTTATCAATTATATTAAAACAAAGTACGCTGGTAAAACGTGCAAAATCTTAACGATGAATACGTTAACTGGAAAGCTTTGTATCAAAGAATGCGCGAAGATCATCGCTGAACTAAACGAGGATCAAGTAAATGCCGTTAGCGACGTTATCCCAAAGCAATTCGGCAAAGTCTTTCCTCTCAAGGACGCTTACGAAGAGAGCGAACAGTTCAAAGCTTTCTGCGATAAGAATCCAAAAGTCTTTAGGGTAGCTAAGAAAATCGAAGGGCTGAACAAGAATACTGGCGTTCACCCGTCTGGTATTTCGATCTCTTACTACGATAACGAAGAAATCATGCCACTCCAAAAGACTGGAGACGGCGAGGTCGTATCAGCTTACGACATGAACAACATCTCCGAGATCACGGTAAAATTCGACATTCTCGGTCTTAGAACGCTAACCGTTGTTTACGATACATGCCAACGTCTTGGCTTAGACTTCAAGACTCTAGACTTTGATAAACCCGCTACTTATAAGTTTTTGCAAGACCTTCAAAATCCAAAGGGTCTATTCCAGATTGAAGCTAACACTAACTTCCATGTTTGTAAAAAGGTTAAGCCGAGAAACATGCTTGAGCTTGCTTGTGTGCTTTCGCTCGCACGCCCCGGCGCTCTAGACTTCTTGGATCAGTACTCAAGGTACGTTGAAACAGGACAGTTCCAATCTGTTCACCCGTTCTTTGATGATATCTTGAGCGTTACTGGCGGCATTCCAATCTTCCAAGAGCAGTTGATGAAGATGATCGTGAAGGTTGGATTTACTCTCGACGAAGCCGAAACGGTTCGCCGCATTATTGGCAAAAAGAAAGTTAGTGAAATGCCAGCTTGGCAAGAGAAGATTAGAAACAAGGTTGCTGAAAATAATTTAGAAACTCAAATTGCTGATGTGTTGTGGAAGGTAGCGGAAGACAGCGCGAATTATTCTTTCAATGCGTCCCACGCTTTTTCATACGGCACTCTTAGTGCGTTAACAACTTACTTGAAGTTCAATCATCCAAAGGAGTTCTTCTTGGCTCTTCTGAAGTCATCGAAGCACGAACCGAACCCTCATGAAGAAATCGAATCAATTTCCCAAGAGTTGAGTTTCTTTGGAATTCGCTTGCTTCCTCCCGATCTTGCCAAGTCTCATCCAGACTTTGAAATCGAAGGCGATAACATTCGTTTCGGACTAAACGCAATCAAGGGAGTCTCGGATAAAGTTCTCGAAAATCTACTGAGTTTCCGCCAGTCGGAATTCAGCAACAAGATCGACTGTTTCGATGGGGCAAAAGAAGCTGGCGTTAACATCGGCGTTTTGGCCGCTCTGATTCAAGCTGGTACTCTATCAAGCTTCAGCGACAAGAGATGCAGGCTCGTTCTAGAAGCTCAGAGTTATAACGTTCTGACCGATAGAGAAAAACGTAACGTCAAACTCGTAGCCGACAAATATAACTACGATGTTTTGACCGTGATTTCCGAATTGACGAAGAACAAGTCAGTTGGCGACGACGGCAAACAGTTCATGACAGAAAAGCGATTTGAGACGTTCAAAACGAAGTACTCTTCGTACAAGAAGATCTACGATATGAACAAGCAGTACGAGAAGTTTGCCAACTGGTTTTTTGAAAAGAAGCTTCTCGGCTACAGCTATACGCACAAGTTAAAGGATGTTTTCAACCAAGACGAAAACGAACGGCTATTCACGACTTACGAAGCATCGCAGCTTCAAGTTAGAGATTCAGTCAAGATGGTCGGAGTAGTGAAAGAAGCTCGCAAAAAAGTCAGCAGAGCGGGTCGCGCTTATTTATTAGTTAAAATTTCTGACGAGTACGGTCAAATGGTCTGCCGTTTAACTGATGGCGGTCGTGACGATAAGTTCACGATGTACTACGAAGGCGGCGGCAAAACTCCGAAGGAAGATGACATCGTTGTTGTTTACGGTTCGAAAGCCGAAGATTCTATTTTCCTAAATGGCTTGACAATCCTATCAGAAAAGATCTACACTAAACACGACCTAGTTGAACAAACGCCGGATAAGTAAGAAATTAAACATTCAAAAACATACATCCATTAGTGTAAAATGAATAAAGTGCAAGACATCAATTTCACTCCGAGAGCGAAGCGAGCCTTAGAGATTGCGAAGCAACGTTGTCTAGAGAATAATCATCCAGAAATAACCGACGAGTTCCTGCTCCATGCAGTGCTCTTTTCTGAATCGATGATCGTTAATTTGGTGTTCCAATCGCTATCTCTTGATAATAAGAATGTTATAATTGCACTTTCGAAAGTACTTCCGAGCGATAAGAAAAAGCTTAACAAGTCAGACGTTCCATTCAGCAAAACCGCTACATCAATCATCACCGAATCCAAGAATATTTCAGAAGGATTCAAGCAGAACTATACAGGCATCGAGCACGTCTTTCTTTCGATCCTTAGACACTCACAATCGGTTAAAAAGTTCTTTCAAAAGAATGGTATCGATGTTGGGTTTATGGCCGAAAAGATCGAAAAGGAGTGTAAGCTTATCTCCAATCCGATAAGAAAACCAGTATCCTCATCATCTCAGCGATCTGGAGATAGCCTAGTTGCTACTCTCTGTGTAGATTATAACGAAAAGGCAGCAAAGGGAGAATTCGACCATATCTTTTTCCGAGACAAGGAAGTAGAGCAGATGTCCGAGATTCTATGCCGTAAGCAGAAGAGAAATCCGATTCTGATTGGAGATGCTGGCGTAGGCAAGAGTGCCGTTGTTGGTCTAATCGCCAAGAACATCATTACTTGCAACTGCACAGAGTTCCTTATTAATAAGAGGATTTTGTCTCTTGATCTTGGGGCTTTGATTGCCGGAACTAAGCTTCGTGGCGAGTTCGAAGAGAAGCTCGTTCGAATCATGAACGAGGTTAAGGCGATGAATAACGTTATTTTGTTCATCGACGAGATTCACAACGTGATCGGCTTGGGTAATGATGCTGGACAAATGGATGGCGCGAACATTCTAAAACCATATCTCACGTCAGAAGATATGTCGTTTATCGGAGCAACGACTCAAAAGGAATACGAATCGTATTTCGCTAAGGACGCGGCTATGAGCCGACGCTTTGAGAGTGTTTTTGTTCGCGAGCCAACGAAAGAAGAAACGCTCGGTATCCTAAAGAACGTTCGTGGCTTTTACGAGAGTTTTCATATGATTCGCTACCCAGATCCGGTTCTTACCGACATCGTGAATCTTACTGAAAAGTATATGCCCAACCGTCGATTCCCAGACAAGGCTATCGATCTCCTAGATCAAGTTGGAGCTAAGGTCAAGATTCGTGGGTTTGCACGTCCAGAGGATATTAGAAACACAGAGAAACTGATTTTGCAGTTTGAGAAGTTCGCTCCAAAAGACGTTAAAGACAATCATTTGTCCGATATAGTTAAAGACTACGAGGCTAAATACGATGCTTGGGCCGAACAGGTAAAGAAGAAGAAGATCAAGGCAAAGTCTAAAGACGTGTATCAAGCTCTGTCCGATAAGATCGGCAAGATGATCGACGTAAATGCCGATAACGATGGCATTAAAAATATTTATAGTAATCTACAGAAGTATGTCTTCGGCCAAGATAAAGCAATCAAGAAGATTTCTGATTGCGTTCTGAGAAGCTCTTACGGATTGTCAAAGGATACAAGGCCGCTTGGCAACTTCATGTTTATCGGCCCAACAGGTTCCGGCAAGACGCACTTGGCTAGAACGCTAGCAAAACAAGCTTTTGGAAGCGACGCGAATCTTTGCGTGATCGACATGTCCGAGTATATGGAGTCTCATTCAGTATCTAAACTGATTGGATCGCCGCCCGGTTACATTGGACACGGAGATCCGAGCGCGCTGATGTCTCAGCTTAACAAGCGTCCATCGTCTGTTTTCCTGTTTGATGAAATTGAAAAGGCTCACCCAGACGTTGTTAACGTACTGTTGCAAATCATGGATAGTGGCCAAGTTACAACATCAAGCGGAGACAAGCTCAGTTTTAAGAACTGCATTATTATCATGACTGGTAACGTTGGCTATCAGATTCACGATAACAAGCGGATGGGCTTTGGCGCAATCGCTCAGGGAAATAAGCCGAACAAGGACACGGTTATGGAAGGCTTGCGGAAGTTTTTCCGTCCAGAATTTCTTGCTCGTCTTAATGAAATTATCATTTTTGACGAACTCGATAAGGAGTCGCTGATCAAAGTGGTCAACTCTGAGCTTGAACATATCAAAACTTCGCTGCTTAAAAATGGGACAAAGATCATGTTCTCGCCAGAAGTTATTGACTATGTATTTGAACAAACAAAAGACTCTAATGCTGGCGCTCGCAAGATAGTGTTTTTCATCGAAAATGAACTGAAGTCAAAAATTGTTGACGTTCTATCAACGAACGGCTACAATCAAATAAAGGTATCGCTCAAAGACGGGCAGCTTCATATCGATGGAAAAACAAAAAAACTACTTGCAACACACAGTAACTAATGGCACCCTCCTGCCAATAGAGCAGGAGATGCTGGACTTCGTGTGTGGTCAAATAGAGTTGAGTTTGGGAGCCGCTATAAAGGAAAAGTTTCGCGCCTCAAGCGAGGTGCATTATGACGAATACTCCTTGCGATCCGGCAAGGAGTGTTTCGATGTAAAAGTAAACCTCTCTCCAGATACTCCTAACTTTTGGAACGAGCTAGCGATTAATAAGTTCTCGTTTCATCCCGAAATAGTTTCCAGCAACCTCACGGGCGATTATGTTTTTTATTGTTATAAAACATCCAAATTACATAAAGCGTCTTATCTTACTGAGTATCTTTTGTCCAAGCATCTTGGCATACAGCATCAAATTGGTGAATTAATCAATAGACTTCACGCGATTAAACTAAAAGACACGGACGACACGGCGTCGGTATTAAACTCATTTTTACCAAAGGAAGCCTTAGCTTCAGTTTCTGTTTTCCCGCTGGCTCATCTTTTCCCGCAATGCAGAAACGTATTCTTGGGGCTTTATAAGCCGACGAAAGACGTTGGCATTTGCCATTTTGATATCACGCCAAAGAACATTGTAGTTGATAATAGCAAGCCTGACAAAGAGTTTAGGTTGATCAACTTTGAGTATGCGGCTAACGCAAACATATATATTGATTCTTTGCTTTGCAAATATACGTTAAACGCTAGCGACCAAAGCTTCAATGATCTTGTATCTCATTTGCAGTTAGATAAAGCGACTCTGATCAAGTACATCGACGCAACAGAAGTGTTCGCATTTTGTTATTTTAATTCAAAAATATTAGCTGAGTATCTCACGTTTGGAGAAAGAAATCGTCCGATACTAAAGTACTGGGCAGCTAAGTCAGAAGAGATCTACAATAAGATCAAGTTCAGATTTTTTCTTCAAAAAGGTATTGACAATTCGATCCAAGAGTTCTATAATGCTTGGAAATAATAAGCAATATGAGCACAAACAGCACTCGCGCACTTAGCGCAATTCGTCGGACATCAGGTCGTTATTTCGGCCTTCGGACAACAACTGAAACGGTTAACGCTCGCCTTCTCAGCGAAACCCCATCGACTATTCTAGTCGAAGATCGCAATGCTGGTCGCGTTCGCCGCTTCACGAAGTCTAGCATTCGTGGCGTTACCTTCCAAGGTCGCAGCTATGGACGCTAATCTACGCGAAACCTAAGTCACTAAGCCCACAGGAAACTGTGGGCTTTTTTGTGTAAATATATGCATGATCACAGAGTTAAACAAACATCAAGACGATGTATCGGTCTTAAAAACCAAG